ATATTAAATAACCTTCCTCACATATTAAAAACAAAGGGTACTGAAGAAAGTATTAGAAGTGTAATAAGTACATATGGTTTACCATCAACAATATTAAAAATACACGAATATGGTGGCCCTCAAAAATTACCAGGAAGACATTCAAAAAATATACATGATAGATTTTGTTATTCATTAAATCTTACCCCTAGTTCTAATATAACGGGTTCATGGGCGCCAGTTGTTGGATCTAATAATAAAACAAGTTATCCAAATACTATGCAGGTAAGATTTAATATACCTAATAAAATGGAAAATAAAAATGACATGGTACTTTGGAATACATATAGTGGTAGTGTTGCTGTATACCTAGAACATACCGGGTCATATGTTCCAAAAGATTCTGGTAGTGTGTATGGAAGAATGGTATTTGCATTAAGGTCTGGTTCCTCTGGCGGCCAAGGACATAAATACGTTACGTCTTCTACTGGATGGGCCCCATTATATGATAATGACTGGTGGAGTGTAATGCTCACAAGAACAGAGCCAGGACTTAAGAAAACTACAGGATATGCATTTACATCGTCAAATAACTTAATTGACCATGAAGGACAAGATTTAAGATATGATCTTTATTGTAAAAAAATGTCTGACTATTCTAGATTTGGTAGAATAAATTGGGGCGTAAGTGCTAGTTTAGATATTTCTGGATCTCTTGGAGAACCATCTAAAAGCTATAACAGGTCTTGGGGTTCTGGTAATTTTCCATTAACTGGCCAAACTGTTATTTCTGGTTCTAATGCACCCTTAATAATAGATTCAAAATTCCCTGACACACTAAAACACTTCCTTGGAGGAGCTACTAGCTCTTATGCTGGAGATGATTTCTTAACGATAAGTGCAAGTAATTCATTACAAGAAAGAAAGATACAAGGATTTTCAGGATCTGTACAAGAATTTAGATTATGGCAAACCCCACTATCTGAATCATCATTTACATATCACGTTCAATCACCTACATCAATAGCAGCAAATAATGTAACTGGATCATATGATGAATTATTAGTTAGGTGGTCATTGGGTGCTGATTTATTGAGGTATCCAGTTTCCCATAGTTTAATAATTTCATCAAGCCACCCTTATGGCAAATCTAGATTTCAGTCTTCTAGTAATTCTCCATTTTTTCCTACAAAGGGTTATCTTCATGGTTTTGAACATTTATCAGAATCAATTACAAACACATCTAGAAAAGATAAAGGGTATAGTGAAGAAGAAGAACGATACTATACTTTAATGCCTAGGTCCATTGGACCAACATACTATTCTGAAAAAATTAGAATAGAGGATAATCAATTAAAGGGTAATCTTCACCCAACACAAAAGCGAGAAGTTAGTTCATTTGATAAAAATCCTTTAGATTCTAATAAGCTTGGTGTATTCTTTTCTCCTACTGATGAAATAGATTTAGATATTGCTGGAGAATTAGGGCCATTTAATTTTGATAATTTTGTTGGCGATCCTAGAGACACATATAACAGAAAATATACTGAATTAATCAGGCTTAATAATCATTATTGGAAAAAACACCAAGGCAATCCTAGTTTCTTCGAATTTTTAAAAATATTAAGATATTTTGACGCATCTCTATTTAGAACTGTTAGACAATTAATACCCGCTAGAACTAAGGGTCAAGTTGGATTATTGGTGAAACCCCATTTATTAGAAAGACCAAGAATATTAAAATATCCAAGTGCTAGTAGGGTTGGATACAAGGTAAATATAGATGAAAGGCATCCAAATGACATGACGGTATTAGATGCACATATAAACTTATATGAGTCTGCATCTTTGACTGGTTATAGTGCTGGTGAAGGTGGACCGTTTAGGTATACTGGTTTAACTGGTGGTTCGAATATACATAGAAACGGTTCTAATAGATTAGGAACTAGACAAGGCGGCTTCATGTTAACACCGTCCCACTCTCAAGTCCAATTAACAAAACATGCAGAACCCGCAGCAACCAAAGAACCAGTAACAAATGAACAAAGGCTTGCAGGCCTAGACCATAGAACAGTCGGCGAATTTGAAGGTAATATTATATGGGATGATAAATACGGTTATTTTGTTAAACAATATGGAAGTAGATTTATACATACAACTGTAGAATTTCCTAAAAAGGCTGCAGCTGGTGTAGATACATCTGGTGCAAGAGTCTGGAACGCATATTATAACAGAGATGCATGGGGAATGACAATACATACTCCTCCTCATCCAGGAATACACGGAAAATTAGCGGGATATAATTATGATAACTACACAGCATCATCTGCTCCTGACGTAACTGATGGATATGTTAGATACGGATTAAATAGAAAACACACAACTGAACTTTATATACCATTTATAAGTCAATCAAGAAAATCTTTTGAAAGACGTAAACAAAATTATTACTATGCATCAGAACTAAGCCAATCTTTAGGAAAAGCCATTCCAAGAATACATATTGAAAATTGGGGTAATCCAGCTGTTTTAGGAGGTTCTGGACACATAGGATACAAGGGCAGAAGAATACCATCAGGCTCAATGCCAAGCCATAGTTTAAGTGAATTGGCCGAATATCAAGACTTTAAACAAACTCCATTGCAAAATTTATATTGGCATGGATGTAAACTGGTTGGATCAGATTTTAATATGGAATCATCTGAAACCGTTGATGGTGGACCAGTAGTAGAATTTTATGATGTTAGTCCATTCAAGTATGTTGCAGCTGATGAAAATGCTGATGGAAAATTATTAACCGCAGGAGAAGGTATTGGAGAACAATTAGCCGGTAGGCAATCAAACGCACCGGTAGGTAGACAATACCAACAACCACCAGGACAAAGCCTAAGGGGTGGTACACCTGCACCAAGAAATCGAAACTTTAACGCGTAATAGAATTTAAAAACGTCTTAAAGATATATTTATATATGAAATAAATGATAGGAGCAAAAACATGGGATATTTAGACAAAACAACAATTACAGTAGACGCAATTTTAACAAAAAAAGGTAGAGAACTTTTAGCTAAGGGATCAGAATTTTTTAATATAACACAATTCGCTTTAGCTGACGATGAAATAGATTACAACTTATGGGATGTTAACCATTCCCTGGGTAGTAATTATTATGGACAAGCAATCGAGTCATTGCCATTGGTAGAGGCTGTACCAGATGAAACACAGGTTTGCAAGTATAAATTGGTAACATTACCAAAAAATATTGCAAGAATGCCTACTGTTACTGCGGTTCCAACGGCAATTACTTTAACAAGTGCCGGCCAAAATGCTCAAATATCTCCTACAACAACTAACTTCTCAAATGGTAATGCAACGTACGGATATACTGCAATATTATCTGATTCAGATGTTTGTTATTTAAACGTTGCTCCAGGTGGAGGAATAGACTCGAGGTATAATCCTACAGTTGCAGATTTTGCTGGAGATTCAACTAAATCTATTTCAGTAGTTGGAAGAAGATTCCAAGTAGTTGCAAAACCTCAACCAATTGAATCAAAAACAGCAACAATAACATTAATCGGAAATGAAACTGGTGGTGTAGTTACTGTTACTGTAACTGTTAATAAAGAAAATCTAAGTAGTAATATCTTAGAAGAAGCAATGTATTAAAATAGGAGAATAACCCATGGCTAGATATGCAGATAAATTTAATCGTTCACCAAGAAGAAATCAGGTAGAAAGAGTTGGAAGAACGCGAGACTTACCAAGAGTAAGACAAGTAAGAAGAAGACCAACATCTCCTGTTATGCAACCAATCTATAAAAGATTTGGTCCGGAAGATATTGTTGATAGTGGTGATACTGATTTAGTAACATCTGCACTATTCTCTAATCAGGATGGCGTACTAACTAATGGTGAATACCATTTATCAACTGTACAAAGTGCAAGTTCTGGAGAATACTATTTAGATGTATATAGAGAAGCTTCATCTGCTAATCCAGATAGAGAAGTACAATTTTCAGTTGGTTATGGCCACTTTAAAGGATCAGGATCACAAGTACCACAATACGCAACTGAAGGTTTTACCCCTACAAAAGCAATACATTCTCAATATGCAAATTTATTATTGGCTCCCGGTGATGACCAATTTTCATTAGTTAATAGGTCAGGATCTTTGGCTAATAATTTGAATCAATTTCACTTTATAAATGTTCAACGATCTAGATTAAAAGAAAGACTAGATCCAGGAAATTGGGAATTACATCTTGGTGGTTGGGGCGGACATCACGTTGGCAACCCAACAACTCCATATTCCGGCCAACCATATCCTACTAGTTCTATAATACATCTTATCGATGACTCAACTGTATCAGACGGAACAATAGCAGAAGCTGGAACTGTATATAAAATTGTTAGTGGAACAATTGCAAATGGTGTAGCTCAAACAAGTGGAGTACCTACAGAATATGGTTTATTTTATCCTGATAATGGTGTATTTATCTTAGATGCTGAAGGTATACAAGGAGCTATTGGTACACATATAAATTCTGCATCTGCAGCATATTGCGCAACTCCAGTAACGGTTTCAAATGCAAATACAACTGCATTTTTTCACTCAATATCTGGTTCATCATACTTTGCAGCAAGAAATAAAGAAACAGTTCACGCAACCCATTATTTTATTAGGGTAAGAAATCAAGATTATAATTTTAGTAATAATCCATCTTTTACTTCAGGTTCGCAAGGAACATTTACCCATCCATCATTTTTCAAAGAACCTAAAGTATATATAACAACTGTTGGTATGTATAATGACAACAACGAACTTTTGGCTGTTGCAAAAATGAGTAAACCATTACTAAAATCGTACAATAGAGAGGCACTAATAAGGGTCAAACTTGAGTACTAGGATAGGTTTGTCATGATATGTCGATATTTAAAAAAATTCCCAAAGATGATGTAGTAATATCCCCGTATACTGCTCATAAAAAGTATACTCTACTTCTCAAAAATTATTCTGGCTCATTTAATGGCTTGGAGAAGGCAGATATATATGCGTATGAAGGAAAGCACCACCATTCATATTTAAAAGACGCACATATATCCCCTACAAAGCATCAACATATAATAATTGCCAATGAATTTACTTCTGGTAGCGAAGAAGAGACCACTAATAAATTTTATAAACGATCTATTCACGATTCTCTACAGCACATGTACTATAATTCAACTCGCGATTTATCAAATACGTTTTGTGCTGAACCAACATTCAATGAATATAGAGAATTAAACGGCGAAGCCCAGGTAATTTCTATTCCACAAAGAATGTTTGGGGATAAAATACATGAATCTGATAGCCACCAAACATCTGTAAAAATAATATCTGCATCTATAGAACTTAGAGATGATGGAAATGGAAACCTATATGATTTAGAGGCTGGAGGATTAGATGATCCTTTATCTGTATATAGATCTATGACTGGTAGTCTAGTTTATAGTGTAGGATTTAATGAGCACTATAAGTACCACCAAAAACATGTTGGCGCACATTGCCCGGCATTTCCAGTATTATTACAAGATAAATCAAGATATGCCACAGATACTAGAGGACATACTTTATTTTTTAATACTGGTAGTAAAAGTAAACATGGAACAGGATTAATGTTTGCTGGTAAAAAGGGTGCAAATATATATGACAATGAACGGTATAGTTATTTCAGAAGTAAAAAACACCCAAATATAGATTTTAGACGGGATGAAGATTTTGCCTTAAGTTTTTGGTGTAATCTACCAACGTCACAATCAGATACTACGGGAACCCACAACTATATACTGACTTCAGGCCAAGGAGACCATTTAGAAAACAATAACTTTAACGGAAGATGGAGAAGTAAGTTCCCATTTGATGTTGCTGTTCATAACCAATTAACAGGTAAAAAAGAACAGTGGAATTTGAACCACCACAATTCCCAAAAGAATGCTGATGGAATGCTTAGGATTTTTAATAAATCAACCCATTCTGCGTCAGACCCAACAACCACTCCTTCTGAGTCTGTATTTATACAGTTGAAAGATGCATTGGGAACATCGGTACAATTTTACTGTACAACCCAATCTGGAAATTTTTCAACTCAAGCAACATATCCAACAATAAGTCTTCATGGTGGAATAACTGCTTCAGCAACCCTAATGGCCAGTGCTATCAGTACCAGAATAAATCAAGGAATAATAAATGGATATACTGCATCTGGTAATCATTTTCCTCTACTTATTAGTGCAAGTGCAAAACAAACTGCCTCGTCTGCTACTTATGGCGCAGCAATAATATTTTCGCAATCAATATCAGGACGAGCTGGTAATGTTGTAGGCGGAACTAAACATGGTGTAAATGGTAGTATAGCTGGAAATAACACATTTAATAACGGTGGATCTACTAATTTTACTGGTGGAGATGGACCGTACACACCTGCTAGTATGTACACTGGTTCATATTTAGTACTAACAACACGAGGCCAAAATTATGCTGGCCCACTACAATCACTTTCATCTGATACGGGTAGTTATGAGCGACATGTATTTTATTGGTCTACAGGGTCAACAGCTCCACCCAAACTACACAGTTCAAGTGTTGATGGAATCACAACTCATAGTACAACAGTTATTGATTTAGGGGCTCCAACAGATTATTCTTCTGGAAGCCATGATGCATATGCAATAGCTTCAAAGTCATTTCAGACTATAACTTCTCACCCTGCATTTACTGGGACAAGGACTGATAAAGCTTTTCCAGGTTCTCCAACAGTTCCAATGGCCTTCAGAAGGTATGCAGATTTATTCATCCCATACGCATCAGCCCAATGGAGCTATTCCATTACCCCATCTACCCATGGTAATCCTCCACAATTTAAAAGTGGTAGTATTACTGGTCCTCTTTTTCATAGTGCAACAAACGGTTTTGATAGTCAAGGTGGAACTAATACCGCAGCAACTTTTAGTGCAGCAAATATTAAAAATGGAACCTTTGGCCAGCCTGGTCAAATACTAGCTCGTAGAAGTGACGGTGTTAATTTATTCGAACTCACGTCATCTACAATGGTAACTGAAAGTTGGAATCACGTCTTATATCAAAAAACGGGTTCTATGTTAGAATTATATGTAAATAATAATCTTGAATGTAGGTTAACTGCTAGTGACGAAGGACAATGTAAAAACAACGATGATTTATATTTTGGAGTAGCTACAAGAATGACATGGTCTGGTAAATACAAGAAAAATGATGCTGGTGACATATTTATAAATAGACTAGGTCGACCTGCTAAGGAAATGGTTCGTGAATATATGCGGCCAGTTTCAGGCGCTCTTGACGAAATAAGAATTTATGACAAAGCGGTTACCCCTCTACAGAGAAAATTATTATATAATTGCCCTAATGGTACACCATATGTTGGTAATGTATTTTATGAACATGGATTAGTTGTTTTAACCCACCCTTCTCAAAGCGGAAATGTTGGAGGAATGCAACAAGGAGGCGGAAAATATACTGGTCTTGTAAAAGAATGTACTATGTCATTTAAAAATACATACGAAATACAAGAACACGAATATACTTTAGATGTAAAAAGAGGAGAATATAATTTTACAATGAATTCAAGTATATTGGAAAAATCAAAGGAAGGCAATAGGGAAAGTAAGGTAGCTTCATTTGTAACTGATACACAATGGACACCATATATTTCTACTGTTGGGTTATATAATGATGCAGGGCAATTGCTGGTTGTAGGAAAATTGTCTAGGGCATTAAAAAAAGAAGACGGTTATGATACTACTATTGTAGTAAGATACGATACCTAAAAAGAAATACATGGCAAGAAGAATAAGTAAAGCTAGATCAAATGCTATAAAGCATGGATACAGGTCAGGTTTTGAACACACAGTTGCAGATCAACTAACAGAATCAAAAAATAAATTTGAATATGAAACAACTGTTATAAAGTATATTAAACCCCAAACAGACCATAAATATACTGTTGATTTTACTTTACCTAATGGTATATTAATAGAAACAAAGGGTAGATGGGTTTTAGAAGATCGTAAAAAGCACCTACTAATAAAAGAACAACACCCAAAACTAGATATACGGATGGTTTTTCAAAATGCAAGCGGAAAGATAAGAAAGGGTAGTAAAACAACCTATTCAGATTTCTGCAATAAGCATGGAATATTATGGTCAAATAAAGAAATACCAACTGCCTGGTTAAGTGAAAAACTGTTGAAATAATTTCACCGATTCAATTATTTTTATTATATTATACTAATGAATAAGTTAAGATTAGTACAATTATTGGAGTCCATTTTGCTACGTGGTAATTTCAACCAGCAGAGTAATGAAATAACCTTTCATTGCCCATTTTGCAAACACCATAAACCTAAATTAAATATAAATTTAATAACTGAAAAGTGGCATTGTTGGGTATGTGGAGTAGGCGGCCACAAAATATTTGGACTATTTAAAAAACTAAAGGTAGAAAAAAGATTTTTTGATACACTATCTAAAATAACTGGTACCCGGTTATCTAAAATTTCTAATGATAAACAATATGAATTATTATCTCTGCCAGAAGGATTCAAGGAATTATCAAATTCTAACCCTTCTAATCCTGAAGCAAGAAATGCCCTTTCGTATTTAAAAAATAGAGGACTAACTAGTCAAGATATATTAAAATATAACATTGGTTTTTGTCAGTCTGGAAAATACAATGGTATGATTATTATACCTAGCTATGATAGTGCTGGAATATTAAATTTTTTTACTGGTAGAAGTTATTATGATGTAAAGTTTAAACACCTTAATCCAACTGTCTCAAAGGATATTGTAGGTTTTGAATTATTTGTAAATTGGAATGAACCGATAACTATTGTTGAAGGAGCATTTGATGCAATAGCAGTTAAAAGAAATTGTATTCCTTTATTCGGTAAACTAATATTAGATACATTAAAAATAAAAATTTTAGAGAATAATGTGAAAAGAATAAATATTGCTCTAGATAAAGATGCAATGAAAAATGCATTAAAAATGGCAGAATACTTCAATAGTAACGGTGTAGACGTCTATTTTGCTGAATTACCAGAAAAAGACCCATCAGAATTAGGGTTTAAAAACATAACAGAGATAATAAGTTCTATTAAAAAATTAACCCCACAAAAATTATTGGAGTATAAAATAAATGCATATTAATATTGAATTTGAAAAAGTAGAAAAAATTCTACACATAGCTGATGTACACATTAGAAATTATAAGCGACATAAAGAATATAGGCAGGTTTTCAGGAAGCTGTATAAAGAGGCCAAGGCTTTACCTAAAAATAGTTTAATATATGTTGCTGGAGATATTGTACATACAAAAACAGATATAAGCCCAGAGCTAGTACAGATAGTTAGTGAATTTTTAAACAAACTAGCAAACATACGCCCAACAATAGTAATTGCTGGAAACCATGATGCAAATCTAAATAATTCTTCTAGGTTAGATTCTTTGACCCCAATTATAGATAACATGGCCAATCCTAATTTACACTACTTACGCGATAGTGGGATATACTCCGTGGCAAATATAGATTTTATTGTATACTCTATTTTAGAAGATCCGTCCAAATGGCCAAACCCAAAAGATTCAAAATCTAAAAACAGAATAGGATTATTTCACGGGGCAGTAAACAATTCAAAAACAGATGCTGGATATACTGTTAGAGATGAAAATTTACCATTAAAAACATTTGACGGCTGCCATATGGTTATGCTAGGTGATATTCACAAATACCAATACTTAAATAAAGGGGAAACAGTTGCATATGCTGGTTCACTTATTCAACAAAACTTTGGTGAAACATTCGAAAACCATGGTTATGTAATATGGGATATTGAAACTCGCAAATCAGATTTTTTTAATATTCACAATGACTATGGATATTACACACTACGAGTAACTGATGGTATATTACCAAATATAGACAATATACCAAAATATCCAAGGCTGCGGTTTATAACTGAAAATACAACACAAGCACAAGTAAAGGAATTATTACTTGAAATTAGAAAAAAATGTACGGTTCACGACTTTGTTGTAATCAAGGGTGATAGGTTATCTAATGTTTCAAACAATTCTAGAGGAAGTACTGCCATAACAAAGGATATTAGAGATGCAGAATACCAAAGTAAGCTAATAAAGGAACATTTAGAAAGAAACTTTTCAATAATAGATGATTCAATACTAAAAAGAATACGAAATATAAATAGAGACCTAAATAAACTTTTGCCTGATGTTGAAATTGGTAGAAATATAAATTGGAAACCTAAAACATTTGAATTTTCAAACATGTTTAGTTACGGTGAAAACAACTCTATAGACTTTAATAATATGCGAGGAGCCGTTGGAATATTTGCCCCTAACCATGCAGGAAAATCTGCAATATTAGATGCATTAGCATATTGTATATTTGATAAGTGTTCTAGAACAAAAATGGCTGCTGCTGTAATAAATAATAAAAAAAATAATTTTAGCTGTAAATTAAATTTTGAAATAGATGGTGTAGATTATTTTATTGAAAGAAAAGGTAAGCGAAAAAATGATGGTGGAGCAAGGGTAGATGTTAATTTTTGGATGATTGGAGAAGATGGTAATCCTATATCCCTTAATGGCGATCAACGGGTATATACAAACAAAAATATACGAGGCTATCTTGGGAATTATGATGATTTTGCCCTAACAGCTCTATCGGTACAAAATAACAATACTGGGTTTATTGATAAAACCCAAACAGAAAAAAAGGATTTATTGTCTCAATTCTTAGATATAAGTGTCTTTGAAGAATTATACCAGTTAGCAAATGAAGAAATAAAGGATGTTCAAGTATTGTTGAAAGATTTTAAAAATACTGATTTTTCTCAAAAATTACATACTGAAAACATCTTATTAGGTGAATTAAACGAAAAATATAAGGTTATAGAAAAAGATAAGTCAGTACTATTAAAAAGTGAAAAAACTGCAAATAAAAAGATTATAGAATATACGTCTAAGATAATACAGTTAGACCCTGAAGTACCTGAAAGTGTAGAAACACTAGAATCCGATGCTAAACAGTTAATTATAAACTTATCAACTGAAAAATCAAAATTAGAAAAATATGAAAAATATACTGAAGAAAATAAGTCAGAGTTCTATCAGCTAGCTAAAATATTAAAAACATATAATAGAAAAACCCTAGAGGTTGATTATACTAGAAATGATCAGGTAGAAAAACTACTACAAAAACTAAATCATGAAATAGAAATGATGAAAGTAAAGGTTAAAAATAAGCTTGATACTGTCAATCAACTTCACGCCCACGAGTATGATCCAGACTGTGAATATTGTTCCGACAATTCTTTTGTAAAAAATGCTGAAACAGCTAGGCAAGAATTGCCTAAGTTAAAGTTAGAAACTGAAAAATTACTAGAAACAAAATCAAACCTTGAACTAGAGTTATCTAGCTTAAAACAATCGGTTGTAAAATCAAATGAACTAAAGGGATTAGATTCAAAACTTTCCTTAATAAGACAATATCAATCTGAAATAAAGGTAAAGACTGTAACTAGAAAATCTAATATAGCTAGTAAAGAAGTTTTACAAATATCAATAAACCGGTCAATAGATAAATATTATCAAAATAAGCGGTCTATAGTTTCAAATATCAAAATAAATGAAAAGATAACTTTAAAGGACGAAGAACA